ACGATCCATAGCCACCACGTAGGGTTTGGCTATATCATTCTCTGAATCATCTATACCATCTATAACCATCTCTGCATGGACTTCGTATATGCTATATCTGTCGTCATCTGTAAGAGAATACCCACCTTCTTCTGCTTTTCGTTCTTCTATATCACTGTGGTAGGGCTGTGAGTCACCAAGATCTACATCACGATAAAACCCGTTTACCTGTAATTTTCGTAACTCGTTCTTAGTTTTACGCATAACGTGGGTTACACGCTCTGCTGTTTCTATGTGTGAAGCCCCGTAAGGTACTATTACGTCCTCTGCAGGTATAAATACAGCCATCTGTCTACCTATATTTGGGTCATAATATACCTTTTTAAACGCAGAACCTGCCAAACCAAGGTTATATAGTAGTCTTTCATGCTCAGATCGGTACTCAACCATGTTCTCTGTAAGTTGATAATTCATGTCAGACCTCACACGTTCAGAGGCTTCCATCTTCTCTTTAGTCTCCTGACCCAGTATTTTAGTCTTTACAGGGCCTTGTGCAGGGAATGTTTCACTCATAGTCTCTGCTTGGAAACGAATAGCTGCTTCTGCTAACACGTTAGAGTACACTCCACAAGCGCCCTCCCACGGTTCTGTACGTTCTTCATGCTTAAAACCAAGCACATCCAGACCTTTTACAAACGTATCTGCCCAGTCTTTACGACTCTCTACATCAGAGTCAATCAACCCTAAAAGATCGTTGGCTATACCACTTAATTGATTTTCATCTAGGGATTCAGCGATATTCTCGTCAAACTCCCCCATCATAGCACCTTCGGGTTCAGGTATAATAGTAACCTCCATACTCCCATCATCAAGGGTAACCATGTCAGGATTGACTATTTCTACCTCTAAAGCAGAAACATCCTCGCCATTTATACCTTGAGGTGCTTGGTACATACCTTTTTCTATTGCCATTATGCTACCTTTCTAATCAATAATACCCAGTTCTTCTTCTAAAATACTGTGTTTCTTCAGGTTCATCGCTTGGTAGACGTATAAACCCGCCCTGTCTGAAGCGCATCAGTGCCATCACGGTAGAGTCAACTAGGTCATCATGGCTCATAAACGGAAATCCTGCTATTTCTTCTACTACTTCTTCTGCCCATCGTGTTTCTGGAATCCATACAAGACCAGAGGAAACTATGTCGGTGACTGAATTAAGACGTGCTAACTTATCACCAGAACCTCTATGTGGCGTGTACTCCTGTATCGGTATTCCCATCCTCCTCATCTCTTGGTAAAGAGCCGTTCCCGCACTCTTTTTCTCAACAATAAACGAATCTGGCTCCCATTCTCCGTATTCTTCCATAGCCAAAGCCTTCAGTTCTGGGAACTCTAATCGCTTTTTAATGCTATTTAACAGAATAATGTTGTAGTTGTCCACATCTTCGTTCAAAAATACGCCCCAAGTCGTCAAAGCCGTGAAATCTGCACGGTTGTGAGTCTCTGCTGCTGCGTCCAAAGACATGATAACATACTCGCATGAGGGTGGACTTTCCTGTTTCCATATCTGCCACCACTCTCGCTTAACAAGTGCAGCCTCTTCTGCTGTCGGTTCTTGCTGATACTGGGCATTCCACTGGAAAACAGGCATTGAAGCCTTAGTTCTGAGTAGTGCTTCAAGGTCAAAAAACTGAGGCCAGAGGGGTTTTTGCTTAGATTCTCCCGTTTTTTTATCTGTTACATCTAATATAGCAGGAAACTCAACCACCTCGTACTGGTCTGACCTCTCATTCTGGGTCATATCTCTTACAACACGCCCTGTCAGGTCATCCATATGCCATCTGGTTTGTATTATGGCAACTCTCCCTCCAGGCATAAGACGAGTTCGCGCTCCGAATGTAAACCAATCGTATGCTTTTTCAAACACTTCGAAGTTTCCATTGATAACATCCTGTTCTGAGTGGGGGTCGTCCACAAGTAAAAGGTCAGCACCACGACCAGCAATAGAAGAACCGATACCACACGCATAATATTCACCTCCTGAATTAGTATTCCAACGTCCTGCCGACTTAGAATCTATTGCCAAAGCCACAGTCGGAAAAATAGCTTGGTAAGTTTCTGTTGCAATAAGGTTACGAACCTTCCTACCAAAATCTACAGCGAGGTCTGTAGTGTGCGAAACCATCATAACCTTCTTGTTTGGATTCCTTCCTAAAAACCAAGCGGGGAACATAATAGAAACAAGCTGAGATTTTCCGTGTCTTGGAGGAATATTGACACAGATGCGATCCTTTTTACCCTGCTCAATTCCCATGAGCATGTCAGCTAAGAGTCTATGATGTTTCCCCACTATGTAATCGGGCTGCATATGCTTACAAAACGCTATAAGATCATCATATGCTGCCTGATTATACTGTCTGGTGTTCAATTCATCGACCATACGGTCAATTTCAGCAACTTCTTCAGTCGTATATTGGTCTAAATTGTCCAACATGACCTGTATATCGTCTTCGCTGAAGTCTAACACCTGACTATGTACCATTTTCTTCGTCTAAACCTAGTTCTTTATCTACATCTATAGCTTCGTCACCCATAATAACAGCATTTTCTATCTTTTCGGGTGGATTTACTAGTTTTGCCAGCTTAGAACGCAATTTTTCACGTAAATCATCCGTAGACTGATGTGTTATAGTGACTTCAGACTTCTCTGCGAACAATCCCACGTCTGAAATCTTACCAAGAAGCTCTAATGCACGTATTCTGACCCTTGGATCAGGGTTGTCAGTCTCTAATAGCAGTTTATTCGTAACCAAATGCCGTATTTGCACGGCACTTTCTACTACAGAACGCCCAAATTCCTTTAAAATACTGTCTGTTAGTATCAAAGATGCAGGTGTAAGAGTCGAAAGTTTCTTCTCAGTAACCTTTTTAGAAGTTTTCTCAGGATCATCAGCATAAGCAACAGATATTTTAGCAGCGACATCTTTATCTTCCTTATTTGGCTCAACATCCAGCCCATGTTCACCTAATTCTTTTGCAGTATTTGCTGCTGGCTCCACACGATCCTTTAAATCAGGGGGAGGTTTGGAAGTTTCCAAGGGTACACCAAGCTCTGGCTCTACTACTATTGTCATTTTATCTCGCAGGTCATTAACCGTAACGCATTATATAGTGAAAAAAATTTTTTTGTAAAGAAGTTTGGGACTCCTATAGGGGGGGTCTTCCTATATAGAGGGGGGTGGGGGGTCAAACTCAGAAAATTGTGATTTATTTGAGTAAATTAATATGTATAGAGATGTGAGGTAACATGTCAACATAAGTGGGTGGTACGGGTAGGGTATGCCATCTATCTATAGTAAATAATAACTTGTTTTGCTATATTGGTGTTGTTAGGGATTCCCTAACATAACTTTAATCAAACCATGAAAGGAAAATATTATGGTTAAGAAAATGCAAAAGACTACAGTATCAAAAGAACTTGCTAAGTTAATACATAATAACGTGGCAATAGATACTGAATTTAAAGCAAGTAATAAATCAGTTCTCAATCAATTACGTTCAGAGGATTATAAATGGACTGATTTGGTATCACCTAAGTCTAAGGAAAGCACATGTAATAAGATGTTATGGACTAGCCTAGTCGAGACTGTTGCAATAGCATTGCCACAATCAGAGCAAGACTTACTTGCAATGGATACAAAAGAGTTATCCGATTTAGAGAAACAAGACAAAAGATTTGCTAGGCAAAAGATAGGTAGTAAACTTAAAGACTATAAGAACGCTTTAAAGCGTGATCAGATGCCAAAGCGTGAACGAGTGTTAAAGACTGACATTGAGAAGTTTTCTAACCATATCAATACAGCGATTGAGATACTCCAAAATAGTGAAGAGGATTTTCCAGAGAATATGGATTTGCCTCTGGCAATCGAAAGACTAAAAGAATTAGTTATCGAATAATATTACTCAGGGCGACATTAATTTGTCGCCCTTTTTTTGTGCCTAAATTTTGTTAAGGATTCCCTAACATTTTTTGAAACC